ATAACAGTCCGAGAGCGGATCGTATACCATTAGGACCTCGTCGTCCTGAGATGTGAACGTTGATCTTGAAGTCTTGGAATTCTCGCCCGAACCCCATCCACCGCGCCATGGTTGCATGATACTCAAACTCCTCTATGCTTCGTCGTACAATATCGTCGTTATCACTAGCAAGCACGGTAAATTGGCCCGGATGGAAGCTAAGCCTAACATCGTGCTGCCTAGCAATGTCACCAACTCGGGCAAAATGCGTTTCGCAGTAGTTTCGAACGTCTGGCAGTTGCCAATAGTACTGCCAATCTTGTTGAGTGTATACAGGTAAGCAGTCGCTGCCCAGCCGGACCATCCTGCGGTTTGCGGGTAAAGCAGAGACGTATTTAATTAGCTCCTTAAAAGAGTTGATGTTGTGCACCATAATATCCCACAGGCGTTGCTCAGCTACCTCACGTGTTTGACGGTTGAGCCATTGTACAGTTGTGGACTTGGTATTGAGAGGCCGTTGCAGTTCTTCCAGCAACTTTTTGGGCTGATCTTGATTAGAGTGTAAAAATTTACACGCCCAGCCTATTCTTGGTATATCTTGTCTAAACATTGTTATCTTCCGTATTTGCAAGCGAATGTATAATACAGTATACACGCTTATAAGGAAAAGTCAATGGCCAATTTATCAAAATCACGTAAACTTAAATATCATTTTGTCTATAAGACAACAAATCTTATTAATAATAAAATATATATCGGAGCTCACTCAACAAATACCATAGATGACAACTATCTCGGGTCTGGAAAATTACTACAACATGCTATTATAAAGTATGGAAAGACTAATTTTAATCGCGAAGTATTATTTTATTTTTCTACTCCGGAAGAAATGTTCGAAAAAGAAAAAGAACTCGTTACAGAGGAATTCATTTCCTCTGTAACAGTTTATAATATTGTTACCGGCGGATTCGGCGGTCTTAACAAAGGTGCTTTAGGATTGCGTCACTTAACCAACGTAGATACTGGAGAAGTTATTGCTGTTAGTATGTCTAAGACTACGCAACTTCTGTCCGAAGGTTGGATTTTTAAAGGAGTAACGCCGTCAAATAAGGGGAAAATTTATGTCTATAAAGACAACAGGCGCATTGCAGTACTAGCTACTGAATTGCCTGAATATATACAAAACGGGTGGGCCCGAGGTTATCCAAAATCTCCCACGTACGGAAAAATCTGGATCTATTCTAAAACCGAGGACCGGTACTCTTTATGTGACAAGGACGAGTTAAGTGAGTATATATCAAATGGATGGATAAAACAAAAGTGGGCTGGTAGTAAAAAGGCAGTATTTGGGTTAACAAAAACGGTGTAAGAAAACGAGTATCGTCTGACCAGGTCTCAGAATTTTTGTCTAACGGATGGATTAAAGGAAAATTAATCCATCCGTAGTGTTCTCGTAATATTCTGATCGAACATTAATGCTCCGTACTGTTATGTGATTATGTACACAGTATACAGTAAGATCAAGAGAATGTCAACCTGATTAAAGGAGCCGCTGGCGAGTGCTAATAGTATTCACCCTTTAGCCCCAGTTTTTTTGAACCCATGGATCTTTGCAAACGTGAGGGTTAGGACTGCCGTGAAATACTGCTATAGAAGTGCCAGGGCCAACTTTCGGATTGCCAGGCGTAAGAAAGTCTCGCTGATCTCTCGGTCCGTTGCCCAATTTAGGGTTTCCTCTCATCTCCCATTTATAACTTTGGATCCATTCGGTAGGCCAGTACTCGTAGTTAGTTTCTATTTGGTAGTACATCCATTCCTGATCCCCGAGGAATCTTTTACATATTTTTGCAGAGTCTTCGATAAAGTTAGTATATACGTGCGAGTGCTGTCCTGTTTCTAATCTAAATATACTTGAGTTAAACTTCTTAAAGCCTTTGAATCGACAACGATTAAAGTCCTGTATAATAAAGAATTTGCCCGGACTAATCTTAAGTAGTTTGTCTATGTTATCGAATACAATTATATCTAAGTCTAGAAATAAAATAGTACCTTCTAATAAAAAATTAGGATCAAAGAACATAGGTTTGTACCACCATCCGGATGCTCCTTTTATCAAAGACAAAGGCTCAACTCTAATTTCAGGAGATATGCCTGATGAATCCTCAGTAAAACAAACAAACTCGTGGTCTATTGTAAGGTTACGTTCGACCATTGCATGCAGCTTATTTACGTACTCTGCAGAATACTTAGTACCCCACTTTAGACACACAACATAATTAGTCAAACTAACCCTCGCTTTTGCTATTTCTGTTAATGATTAAATTATAGTCTCGGATATCTCATTCTAATCCTTCAAACAGATCTTCGCCCCATTCTCTATGTCCGATACGATGTGCTTCGTTAGTCTGAGTCTCTCGCACAGATACTTTAAAGCACCATAGACGCTCTGCTTCGCTGTCGCCCCACATATCTGGAATAAACACTCCGTTAACGTATTTGTAGATCATATCAGCAAGTCCTTCACAGCCCAGTCTTGGCAAAATAGTCAACTTCATAATACCACGACGCTCTGCTTCCTTGTACCAGTCGAGGTGAGGGTCATCTGAACTACATAAAGTAGTGTGATCGAACTGATCTTGCAGTACTTTCTTTAGCTCTTTCAGCCCGCCGTAATCTGCACACCAGTTTCTTGCGTCTAATTCGTTAGTTCCAAAGTAGAACTTCATGGAGAAGCTGTAACCGTGAAGGATATTACAATGGCTATCTGCTCTCCATTGTCTGTAAGCACACGCAAATTCATCTATGTATTCCTTAGTACTAACATACTTGTATGTTACAGGTGTAACTGTCATTTCTTATCTCCGTTGAGTAAAGTTAACGACACGCAGAGTGTTTAGAGTGGGGTGAGCGCCGGAGGCCACTAATACTTCAGTTACTTATTTTCTTGTCCGTTTTGCGTCTGTCTTTTGGACAGGTGTTTTCTTGTATTCTAGCTTCTTCTAGCCTGCGATTTACATCCACTATCTCACTAGAAATCTGCTTTACTTCTTCTGCAACACTTGCTGTATCTCTAGATGCCTGGTCCAACATTACTCTAATACGCAGCCATGTTCTTATGCCCAACGTACCGAGTACTATTATTAGAGTTGCAAGTGCTATTTCTGTATAAATGATTATTTCAGTCATATCTTATACTTTAATTTTACTACAGAATTAGAAATAATACAAGACTTATAACAACTGCTGCTGTTGCTATTGTTATTTGTTTCTTCTTGTACCACTTAGTTTTTTCTTTAACAGGCGGTTTTGGCTCTGGCTCTGGCTTAGGTGCTGGTTTTGGCTCTGGCACTGGCTCTGGCACTGGCTTTGGTTCCGGCGCTGGCTTAGGTGCTGGTACCGGCTCCTGCTTTTCTTTAAATATAGGAAGTAAAAAGACAGATGACACCATGTTAGTGGTTGATTCGCTGTACTTTCCTGCGAATTCAACTTTGGTGCACTGGTCTGTTAAAAGGCTAATTGCTCTCTTTACTTCTTCGCGACTAGTAAGTTTTGCTGAACCGTCTAGCAACATTGCCATTATGCCTGCAACAACAGGACACGCTGCTGATGTTCCGCTGGCACTTCCTAGTTCGTCTTTTTCTCGATAGTTTGCTACTGTGCCGGCATGTCCAGGCGCCCACATAGTTAAGTCGGTACCGTAGTTTGTATACGAAGCCGGACCAACACTTAACGGATCATTAGGGAACCGTTTTCTTAGGGCGCCGATTGCCATAACGTCTGTATACCCTGCGGGGTATCTAACTTCGTTCTCACGATTATTTCCGGCAGCAGCAATACAAACTACGCCTGCATCAATTAACTTCCTCATACTAATATTATATGAATGACTAGGTGTCCGAGAGCTAAAGCTCATAGAAAGAATAGACGGTCTGTCGTCTTCTTTGTTTATATGATGTTTTAAGATAGTATCGAGTACTTTTAGTCCCTCGGAATGCGTAAAATTATATCGACAGTTGTAAAGTTTAACAGACTTTGCTGTGCCGTGCTTCCAGCCGCCGGCGCACCCTGCGCACATTGTTCCGTGCTGAGGCGACCGAACATCACCTCCGTAATCTTTTCCATCGTAACTAAAGATAGTTTCTACCCGGCCGCCGAACTCTTCGTGGTCTAACCGTATGCCACTATCCATAATGTAAATATCTACGCCACTGGCCTTGTTAGGGAAGTGATATTCGTTACCTTTAATCCCAGAAACGCTAGGCAAGAACCAATTCTCAACATTTGTTTGCTGATTAAGGGCTCCTTGCTTACTAAGTTCTAAATTATCAACGTTGTCTTCGCCAGGCTCTTCTACGTAAAGTACTCCAGGAATGGCAAGGAGGTCTTCTTTACTTTTTTCTGTCTCCACAATTACTAATTCAGGAATTGCTTGGGGCTTGCCTACTTTGCTGCATACTTTCTCTAGTTCTTTACGTACAGATGCGTCAGAGATTTCTATAATGTATTTCATTTTTGTCCTCGGTTTATTAAAACTATTTATCGTAACACAGTAACCTGTAGATCTTTTAAGATTTTGACCATTTTAGCCTATACATAGTCGCGTGTCTTGGTTCGAAGACAGCACTAACAGCAACCTTGTGTAAACCTAATACATAATTCGGCCACTCGAGTATCTTTAACCCTTTTGCATGCTCCACGCACCATTTTCCTTTTGGGGATTCTATCCATTCATCGATAATGTGTTTGATAGATTTGTCTTTGGTTTTCTGAGACCGAGCATACATATCTTCGTCGCTGTAACTGAAAACAGTTATCCTTTCATACATATGGTTCATATGTCTTAGCTCATGAAAACTTTAACACGAAGAACGTATGCTGTTTCACTGTCATGTATCCAAAAACTATTACGTCTCTTGAAGCAAGAAGTTGGTTACTTTGGTCTATTGAACTTATTTCTACACAATTCTCTTTGACCCATTGACCTACTGTACTTCTCTCCTTCCATGCTTCAATAGATGCGTTGATAAGATAATCAGTTGACATGACATCAACGCTGAAACGATGTACGATATATCTCTTATAGACAACATCGTTTATTACGATATTCTCCTGGTTCTTCATAAGTTCAGAGCACGTAGGTCGTTAATCAAAATGTCTTCAAATGTGTTCTTGCTGTAGTCGGCGATATCTTGTTTTAGTTCTGCACTCTTTTTGCGCAACTTAGCAATCTCTTCTTTGGTCAATGACCGCATGGGCAGCGTTAAGAATTTTTCTACTCTGCCTTCAAGCAGCGAAGAATATGTTTCAGCTTGTTTTACTATAACAGATTCTGCCTGATTACGCAACTCAATTTCTTCTTCGATTACGCCTTTGATGAATTTAATCTTTGCGTCGGCATAATCCATGTCGTCCTGCATCTTTTGCAGAATATAGTTCTTGCGTAGCTCGTTATATTCAATACGCTTTGCGTACCACGTGTCCAGCAAGTGCTTGAGACTTTCAAAGATAGTAATTTTGTTGTTCTCGTCAATGCAAGTGAAGTTCTCGGAAATTCTTTTGATTAACTTAAACTTGTTGAGTATCCACTCGTCGTCCTTTTCGCCGAACGCACGATCCACGTGTACTTCGAATTCAAACTGATCATTGTCTGACAAATCATCGTAGTCTTTGATGATCTTGTCCTCCAATAGTTTGTCCAAAACGGCCTGGTACTGCTTGAGCGTATAGCCCACTGGGATACTTGTAATCAGTATGCGATGCTTTGTCTTGCGCGTAAAGCTGCCTTTGACCTGCCACTGTACTGAGCTGTCACCTTTCTCAACTGTACACTGCATGCCTTCCCAATGTGGAGTTAGGTTCGCTGTGATGCGCTTGCCTTCCGCTTTCTGTCTGACCCACTTGGCAATCTCTGAACTCTTGCGTGGGAAGATTTTCTGTGCGTAGCCTATGCTCACGCCTTCTGCTCCGTTGATTGCCAGCATGGGCAACACAGGCACAAAGAAGCGAGGCTCAATTTTGGATCCTTCAAAACTCTGATGCATCAAGTTGACTGTGTCTTCTTTGACAAACAGGTTCTTGAGAATAGGATTCATCCTTGCAAAGATATAGCGTGTTGCTGCTGCGTCGTTGATGAACGCTGAACCAAAGTTGCCGTCGCCTTCTAGCAGGGGAATATTGTTGCCACATCCTACGTAGTCAGCAGTCATATTGACAATAGTGCCTTCCAGGCTACCATGCAAATACTGTGAATAGTCTTGCACCCTTGGGCCTAGGTTTGACACTTTTACAAACTTGTCGACGTTCTGCTGAAGCACAGTATACAGGATTTTACGACTGGCATTCTTCTGCCCATCTATGTAGTTTGCTAACTTCCGCACGTTGTCGTACACACTAAACGAGATATATTCGTTTTTAAAGAAGTCTTCAAGCTGGACTACTGGGGTTGCTTGTTGATTAGTTGTTGTCATTTTGGTCCTGTTTGTGTTTGCAGTTGTCAAAGTGCCATCTTGGCATTATTCCGTTTCCACCTGCTTTGCCGCAATGCGGACAAATAACTAACTTACGTTTCTGTCCTACATTTGACTGTCTTAGTTTCTCACGGTGCTCATTAGACTTTGTTTTGCCTCTGGCGGCCGCTGATAACTTCTTACGGGTTTCTTGAGTAAACTCGGCCTTCCAGCCCTCAGCGATTAACTTCTGTCTCGCCTTAGAATAGTTTTCTCGGTGTTCTACTGTTCTTCGCTTGCCTTTATTGCCCGCTGAAATATTTTGTCGCCATTCTTTAGTAGTAGCACCAAAGTGTTTTCCTTTATTTGATTCTGATATTTTCTTTTTCTGCTCATCTGTTTTGGGGATGCCTGCAACGTTAAATTTAGTAGATGCTGCTTTACAGGCGTTATAATATTTTTTACTCGCCGCAACTTCATATTTTTCGTGAAGATATATTTCTCTTTTCTCGGCTTCTTGTCTTGTCTCGAAGACGTTATCTATCTTTTTTGTACACCTTCTTTTGATTTTGCCCCATTCACTTATCCATTGTTTGCTTTGCACAGACCCCATATACGTGTCGTCCTTGGGTTCTACGCCAGCTGGCGCCGTTCGAACTCCTATATATTTCATATCGTTTATAGGGTCGTATAGTTCGTAAGTATAATGTTTTCTAGGGCACATGTTTTTATTCTATATCCTCATTACGTCGAACGGCGCTGCGTTTAATATTTGTTCTTTGCGAAAGTCTATTGTACTGCCTGAGAACCATTGTGTAAAGAGCTCTGTGTCGGTAATTGACACTGTTGGTAACATTTCATTAAGAGTATCTTTAGCAATAACAACCTGTAAGTCCTTTTCACTCCAAGAACCTAAACCTTTCTGATATTGCACGTCTAGCTTGCTATCAATCTTGTTCACGTCACCAAACGTGTACGCCCACTCTTTGATCACGTTGTTCTTCTTGCCGATAGCAATAGGCGTTCTTAACAACTTCATCTTACCGTTATTTAGGTGATCCGGAAAATACTTGTGCATAAACAGTGACACTAGACCGCGTATTCTACTACCGTCTGCATCGGCGTCTGTTGCGATACATATCTCAGCGTCTGGAAAGGTGGTGATAATGCTGTATAATTCGCTCAGCTCTTTGTTAGCCATAAACTTCTGGTGACTAACTTCCAGCACATTCAGAGGTACGCCTTTGAGTGCGTAGAATGCGTTACCTTTGCGTCCTAAACATTTGATCAAACCACCTGAGGCCGAGTTGTGGCTTACTATACCTGATGCAAGTGTAAAGGTTTTCTGTCCTGTTACAGATATGTCAATCATATTGACATATTCGTCGTCGTCTACTACATCGTCTATGTCTACTAATTCATAGAACAGTTCAAAAAAATCATCGTCTACAACAAACCTCTCGTCTATGTTAATTTCTGCATTCATTGTATTTTTCCATTATTAATTGTGTATACTTTTTAACTTCGTCGTCAAAATTAGCTGTGTCAAAAACAACGTAATATTCAAATCCATGTTTTTCTGCTACTTCTCTTTTTATTTTGTCTTTTTCTTTCCTTTCCTTGAGCGTACTGAATTTCGACTCCATTAAGTTATTTTTATTGTAATGCCAGAATGATCCGTGATACTCTATTATAACATTAATTTCCGGAATAGTAAAGTCGTAAAGCCTGTATCCATAATTGCTGTCCATAATAAAATACTCTTTCTTTCCATGTGCACCTATACAAATTTCGATGTCTGTCGGAAGCATCTTTACTAGTTTATTATAAAAATTGTCTAGAGATTCCTTCGAAGCACAGTTTCTACCAATTGCCTCTGCTTGTCTTTTGCAGTATAACTTGTACCGTTCTATACCCGAGCTCAACCCGTATTTTTCTATACAACTTTGTTTTGTGAACACCGGTCGTGATGTTATGAATTCTTTTCTCGCGTACTCGGGATTTTCATAGCCGTTTTTAATCCAGTACTCGATACACATTTTATTTTTTTCTTTGTTATAAAACGGACTCTTTGTTGTGTATTCTTCCCATTGCCGTTGTCCTTCTTCTTTTCCGTACCGAGAAATAAATTTTCCTAACGTCTGTCTTGATGCATTTACGTGTTCACTATATAACTTTTCACCTAGTACTTTTCCGTATCTTTTTACTTTTGCTTCTAAGTTACAGGAAGCTTTCTGTTGAGACATTTCTTTCCATCGAGCGTTGCCATCTTCATCCCCTAATGTATCGATGTAATACTGCTTCGAGTGTGTATATTTTAACTTCTCACGATACTTGTCATAATCCTCAGCAGTTTTATAGGTTTCAAACCAGTCTCGGGTTCTGCGTTGGTTAAAAGCATAGGCTTCGGCGGACTTGTGATTACTTCTATAAAAAGGTGATGAGTTTCGTGAATGAATGAGCTGTCGTGCTTCGTCGCCGTTTACATCGTAACAAAGTTTCATGAATTCTACCGAATTTGGATTAATACCTTTTCTGTCTTGTTTACATTTAGTTGCTGTTATTGATTCGTCACCTTTGCATAAGACTAAGTCGTTAGGCAGACTTAATAATTTAAGGTACAACATATTATCTTTCACAACAAAATCATATTCTGTGTTTTTTGAAAATGTGTTGCAAATGTTACAACAGTAGTCACTAGGTACAATCCCATTAACATATTTTTCTATGTACTCGGCCGTAGTTAGATTATAGTTTCTTTTTATATATCGTTGTACTGATGTTTTTTTGCCCCTAGCACTTAGAGTATTAAAGTTATCTTTTAACTTTACATTTGCAATCATTTTTATCATTTAGCGGAATCTCCTTCTACAACAAATATATTTATCATAGAAGGAGACCTTTCACACAACTGAAACAACAAAATCGCCTGCAGTGATTTTGTTTGCGTGAACCCGTAACATTCCTGTCTTTCTAAATACAACAAAATAGTCGTTGTCTGTGTAATTAATGATGCCGCCGTTTAAATGCAACTGCTGATTGTTATTTGAGATTACTTCGTAATACTCAGTTGTACTTCGAGCCTTGGATCTAACCAACTTGTATCTTGATTTATCAGCAGCAATATCTTTTCCAGTAACAAACTTGAATTGCTTGTCTGAAGTGTCGTATACATACATTCTGTGCTTGTGGCTGCATTCTACATCGCCAACTGCTGTCTTTATCTTCACACGCTTGCGTAGACTTTGTGTTTTAGATACAACGGTTTCTGTCTTGCCGTCACCGGAGATAATAATATCTCCCTGGTTAACATCCTTTAGTGCAACAGGCTGGCCGTTACCACGGATTATCAGTGTGTCTTCTGCTAAACAGTCGCCTTCTACAACGAAGATACGTTGCGTGCCGCCGATAGCTGCTACGTACTTGTCACTCTTGACTTTTTTCTTCTTTTCTAGCTTGTTGAGATCCTTCTTTGCTTCAAGATCGTCCTTCATCTTTGTGTAGGCTAGGATTTCGTCAATCAAGTCGTCGTTCTTCATCAGCTTGGCAGCAATCTTCTTGGCATCTACTTCGCCGATTGCATCGCGACATTCTGCTGTGGAGTTTGTCACACGTTCTTTGGTCTGACTGTCAAACTTGAGCTGTCCAAACCCGTTGATCACTGCGTGTATGCGCAGGTGCTGCTTGAGCCTCGCAGGAGTGATGTCCACCTTCTTACGCCGCTTTAACACGTCACGTAGTTCACTGATAACAGCACCAGCAAAGTAATCAATGTGTGTGCCTGATTTTACACCAAGACCGTTTACCAGCGAATACGTTTGAAACGCACCTTCTGACTTGGTGATGCCAAACTGTGCGTGTTCTGTTTGGAACGTGTCGCACTCGCCAAAGAAGTCTGTGAACTTGACTTTTACTGCTGTACTATTAAACTTGAACTTTACTGTAGGAAACGCAAGTGCCAGTGACTTGACGCGTTCTTCAATTAACTTCACGTGTGTTTCGTCAATTGTCTCTAGTCCAAAGAACTCATAGTCCGGCGTGAACTTAACAGTTGTGCCTTTGCGTGAAGTGGCCTTGGTAGTAATCTTGTCTACCTGGCCGTCTTTGCCTACTAGCTTGACTTCCTTGGTGCCGTCGGCACTCTTAGCTTCGAACTTAGATGAGGTCACAAACGTAATCATCGACCCAACACCGTTCATGCCAATTGACTCACGGTTTTCATCGTCAAAGTTCGAACCTGCTCGAGCGCGTGTAAATGCAGCAACCATCTGGTATTCAGCACCATCTGGTGTTTCTACCTTGTTTGCCGGGATGCCACGGCCGTTGTCGCTGACTGTGATAGATCCAAAGCTGTCTACGCTCACATCAATCTTGTCAGCAAACTCCTTGTTAGTGCGAACGTGTTCGTCGATGGAGTTGTCAATGATCTCGTTGATTATCTTAAGTAGACCAGCTACTAGTTTTACCTGCTTGAACTCTGCATCAATAAAAACCGTTTCTTCCTGTACAACTTGGCTACCTCCGTACATGCTGAATCTCTGCCGAATATGGAGAGTATCGCTCAAAATCTTAAAATTGTCTGTCATACGTTCCTCTTGTGTTTACAATTATTAAAATGATACCGTGTCATATTAGGGCCTCTTCCTTTCTTGCTACAGTGCGGGCATTCTGTTTCTAGCCTGCCTCTTGTATACCCCGTCGGCATTTTTTCATCCTGTGCAATCCTAAGTTCCTGGACTCCGTCATTAGCCCAAGTAGAGCCATAATAAGGATTTCCGTCACCGCTCATTCTTTCTGAATGTAGTTTGTTTATTGACTTATTACCGTCAATCGATGCGCTTCTGATATTTTTTATTTGATCTATTGTTTCTTGGGTGCGCTTCTTACCTAGATTGCCTTTAGAAATCTTTTCTCTAACCTCTGGCCTCTTCGCCGGGTTGTTTTCACCTGCTAGCATCTTGCCCGCTCGCTGATACGACGTTAATCCGTCTTGCCCTTTCTTACTGCGCACCTCTTGTATTTTACTGCCACGTAGTAAATGTAGCTCTGGCATAGTATCCAACGCTTTTTGATAAGCGACTTGATAATCATTTAATCCGCCGGTGTGTACTTTCTTTAAACGAGTTTGTTTTGTCTTGGTCGCAGCGTACTGATACGATGTTATACCGTGTTTATCAGGAATTGTTCTAACTACGTTATTGTAGATCGTGCCACAACTTCCGAGACTCATATTAATACATTTTTCGTTTTTAATTATTCTTTTTATAACTCGTTGTTCCCATTTTACTGCGCTGGTCGCGTCACTAAATGTCTTGCGTATTTGGTAATCAAAGTCATCTTTTCCGTACACTTCGATTAGCTGTTTAATTATTCTAGACGAAGTAAAATACTTCTTCCAAAATAATTTGGGGTTAGCATCACGCTTGCTAAATTTAACCCCGTAATAAAATAGCCCGGTTGTCTTGTTTTTAACTATGTAAGTATAAGGAATATATTCCATACGTTGCTCTCCCGCTATACTTATTTATCAAACGGTTGTCAACGTATGGCAAAATTCTTTGTCGCTCAATAGCTTAAAATTGTCTGACATGTTTTTCCTTTAGTTGTGCTGTATATAGACGGCTTACCAGTACTGTGCCCAGATATGTGGTTTTACCTGATCGTGTGCGGGCAACGGCATTAACTCGTATACTGACTCCCATACGTCTTTGACTCCTTGGCCAAATGCGTCTAGCTCGTCTTCAACAAGTTCTATACCAATAACGCCTCCGTCGTCGGAGTAGGCACTAATTAACTCCCAAGTCAGTCCGTTTGTGACCTCGCTAACTTGATCAGCATCAAGATCGTCTGTAGTGCTAAAATACTGTTTAACAAAGTCCATACCTTTGTCGTATGTTTCAAAGTACACACCAATTACTACTTTTGCGCTTACATCAACTCCCATTACTTTCTCCTTAGAGTTTTTCGCCTGGCAGCCATCCTCTAAAGGTTTTGAAGCGTGGGAAACGCAGTGAATACGTGCCGTCTTGGTTCTGCGTAACAGCGTCTGCTTTCACTTCTGCTAGCTGGTCCTTTACTTCCTCACGTGCTTCCCAAAATTCATCACGCTGTTTGTCGCTGAAGCCGCTGCCTACGTTAACGCGGATGTCTTTGCCATCGTCTACACCTTCGCAGACCAGTGCACCCATCTTGCCAACGTTTTTGCCAGTGCCTTCTTCAACATCTACAACAGTAAGAGTGACTTCGATAAACGGTTTAATCTTCAACCAAGCTGCTCTGCGTTTGCACTCGTAAGGTGCGTCAGCGTCTTTGAGCATAATGCCTTCGTATCCGCCGGCAATTGCACTACGGTTGATTTCTTGGAAGCGAGCATCGCCTTCTTCAGTGTCCAAATCTACCAACTCTTGCTCAACGATTGTGCAGTTGTTTAGCGCCAGCAGCATCTCGTGGTTGCCAATCAGGTCCTTGAGCAATTGTGTGCGTTCACGCTGCGGCATATCGAACGTGCCCTTCTGGAAGTCTTCCAGCGGAACAACATCAAACAAGTGCAGTACTGCGTCTGCTGCTTCGATATTGTCTTTTCTGTGAATCTGCTTCATCAGGTCCTGGAACGACCCTGACATCACTTCGCCGTCGAACACGTATGCTCGATCAAACTTCTTGGCAATAATTGCGAACTGCTTCTCAATGTGTCCAAAGTTGATCAACTGTCGGCCGTTGCGACTAAACATTTCAACTGTACCGTTTGGATGTACAATTGTTAGCGCCCTGACACCGTCTAACTTAACTTCAATTAGCTTTTCGCCTTTGACTTTCTTTCCGTGGTTAGCAGCATCGTGGGCCAACTGGCAGGAAAATACAGGAATACCTAAATCTGGGCGATTGGCCTCTTTAACTGCTTTGTTTACAGTCTTTTCACTAAAGCCAGCCCGCATGTCTTTGATCAAAATGCGACGATAATAGCCGTTCCACTGTTCTTGTGTAGCAACGGACATTGACAGCTCAATAGCATCGCGCGCGGCGTGGCCTGTTAGCTCACGATTGTGTAGCTTTTCAGCTAAATCTACAAACGCCGGCCAGGGCAGGCCTTGTCCGTTGTTGGTTTCTTTGACAGGCACTTTCTTTACGCCAAACGTGTACAGCATATCTAATGCCATGCGCAGTCCGTCAAAGAACTCTGTAAGGTTCTGTTCTGCTGCTTCTTGTATGATTGCTTGTTTTGCCAGCTTGCCATTGTCGGCTTCAAGGCGTGCTATAATGTCTTGTGGTTGTGTTCTCATCGAATGTCCTTTGGCTAACAGTAATTTATAGTACTATAATACTGCCAACCAAAGGATTTGTCAACTGTTATCTAGAACGAACTTCATCAAAGGTAACTTCGTTAACAAACTCGCCTGCTACCCAGACTGTTTGCATCAGATCTTTCTTGTCACCAAGGTCTGCGATGCGAACGGTTTCCATATCCTCGTTAAGAGTCAGATAACCTTTCTTAGAACGCTTGCCTGGGTCAGTTACTGGATCTTTGAACACGTCGCGCTCTTCGCCGTCTACGGTAATTGCGCACATCTTCATTGCAAACTTGTAGGTGTCACGGTCTGCTTTTTGTAGCAGTGCGCCACCCATGCCAAACGCAATGTTGTCAATGCTGATTTCAGCATCGGCCAACCTGCCAGCAATGTCACGAATAGTGTTGTACTCGATGCCGTCGCCTTGAATAACACGAATGTGATCAGGCAGTACCTTGTAACCCTTTTCGTTGCGAGTGGACCCGAACATTTCCATCAGTTCTTTGACAACCTGCACTGGAGTAGCAACAGGGTCGCCTGAATCAGGACGAACTACTAGAGTGCCGCCTTTTTCCAGGATCAGTGGCTCGAGCTCTTTCCACTTGCGAAGTGCTTCCCAGATGTTGTAGCTGTCCGATACGCAAGCGTAGATGTAGCCTTCGCCGCCGAACTGCTCAATCATGTTGCGGAACGCGTCGATTTCAAAATCTGCACCCCAGCTTGTGATTGTGCTGTGCTCGCTTGCAGGAATCCCTGCGCCCAGTCCGTCCAGGCTAGCACCGTAGTACTCAACAGCACCCATCCAACCTGCAAGGGTATCGGTGCCCATGAAGTTGATCAAGTGTGCCATGCCGCCCAGTTGTGCCTGCTCAGTAACAGCCACACCGCGCGAGCCAAAATCGTGCAGTTTGAAGCCTAGTGTTTCTGGAGTTCCGTTCTTTTCAAGGAAGCCTGCAATCAGTTCCTTAATTTCAAAGGAAATAGTAGCAACAGTAGTTGGGTACCAGACTCGCAGTAGCTTAGTTTCGAACCAGCCAACTAACCAAATAAAGCCGGGCAGTGTAGGTTCTACAGTAAACAGTGCTTGTCCGGTTGGTACAACAGTACCTTCTGGCACCGCACGTACCTTCAGTGGGAAGTAGCCCATTTCTGCGATTTCTTTCCAGCCTTCGTAGTTGAAAATGTCAGTACGACCAGTGTATTTCTCAACGTAGGTCTTTACCATATCAACTTCGGCCAGGGTAGGCACTTGCATCTGCTTGAGGATGTACTGTAGTCCGAAGAATTTTACTCGATCCGCTCCGCCTCGAGCTTCTCCGTAGGACATTGCGTGTGTTGCGTTCTTTGGGTACTGCTTCCACTGTGACAGCTTGTAACCGTCTGTGTCGAAAAAATCAATTATGTTGTTCATATTAAACGTCTCCCGTTTATGTTTTATATTGTACTGTGGTGCTTTACACAAACCACTTGATGATGTCAAGATGATCTGAAAACAGATTCATTGACGTTGCTTCTGCGAGTGGAACCCACTCTGCTTTAAATGCGTCTGTAGCTGGACGAATGCTTGGCATTGCTCCGTTGTTGTCCGGCTGTACTTCAATGTAGTAGCCCATTGTCACTCGGGGGATTCCGATACTGCGACCCGGGTCGTCGAACATGTGTTGCGCTTTGATGCTGCCTGCTAGTACTTTTTCTGGTATCCGGAGATTTGTTTCTTCTTTCAACTCTCGGATGCAAGCGTCTACAAAGGTCTCGTTGTTGTTCTTGAAACCTCCTGGCAATGCCCAGGTGTTCTTGCCAGGGGCTGCTTTGCGCTGGATAAGCAAAATGTTACCCTGGCAAACAACAATTGCATCAGTGCAGGTAAAGTTGAGTGTGCCCGGAAACGGGTAGTCTCCAAACGCTCGCTTTTCCCACTTAAAGAAGTCACAGTCTTTGAGTAGATCTTGGTATTCTTCGGTTTCTTTGAATCTGCTCATAAAATCAATTGACGCATCAGGCAGGTAGTAGTCTGACACAATACCGTCTTCGAAGTAGGTCTTGCGAAAGCTGGTTGCGTCAATGCTGTGAAAGTTCGGTACTTCTCTCAGCGTCCACTCTGGAAACTCTTTGAGGTAGTAAGAAGAACTGTCTTTGAAGTAACCGTACAGCGTAAACTTCGCATTTGCTGGTGTAGCATCGTTTACACGACGTACAATTTCAGATTTCCAAGTCCACTCTTTGTAGAGGTTGTCTGGAGATTCAACGAAGTTGACTCGATTGATTTCACCAGCCATGTTATCGTATACGTACTCGATAATCATGCCTTTGCGTTCTGCAACAGAAAAAGGATTCTTTACTGAACGGCAACGGTTTGCTGAGCCAAGGACTATTGTTACTTGATCGCACTCTTTCAGTGCTGTTTTAAGGATTTCGGCGTGGCCGGAATGGAAGGGCTGAAAACGCCCGATAATTACACCTATTTTCATTTTAGCGACTCCCGCTTGTTGTGTACTACTTTATTTATCTTACTATTAAAGTATAGTGCCAGAAAAGGATTTTGTCTACTGAAATCTTTAATTTTCTAGCACACTACTAATTAGCTCGATGTTACTAAACCTCAGCAGTAAAAGGCTTTCCTGTCTGCTTGAACTGGTCTTACAAATCATGTTTGACTGCGAGTACATGTCTACCGGCATCATTGGCCAGCGATTCCAAGGCTCCGTTTGCCAATCAAAGTCTGCACGATCGCAGATCTTTTTCAGCCATACAAAGTCATCGTCGCTCACACTACCGGGCACTCGCCAAGTCTTTATCATGAATAGTTGATGTGCAGCTCAGCTGACCACTTAAAGTTTCCAGGAGTCTCTATTTCTTGTCTCACAGCTTTTTTTACATACTCAGGAATGAAGTCCTGATGCTGAGACAAAAACGTTTCTCTGGAGATAACTTCTGCACCGATTGCCAGAAAGGATCCAAAACTCTGGTCAAACTGTGCTAGTGCAATCTGCTCGCCTGTTAGCTCCTGATCTCGCTGCTCTACTGTCGCATAAGATCGTGTTACAAGTAATCCAAGCGTTGACCCGTCGCCGGTGCCAAAGTAGTGAGATTTTACATAGTAATATAGTTTATCCTCTAGTCTTTCTTTCTTTTTAATCAGCTTCTTTAATGACTGCACAATCATCCCCTTAATCTCTTTAATAGTGCAGCTAATGCAGCATCAATCCTTTCCTGCTGCTCTCGGTCACTGAGCTCGCCGTTGCCCGATCTGTGAGCATAGCTCCAGTTGCTGATCTCGTGCAGCAATTCGCGTACACCTTCGTTGTTGCCGGTGCTACTGCATAGATCCAACTGATGCAACAGAGTTTCGTACACACGGTTCTTGCGCTGGAGTTCGTTGTACTCTGACTCGTACTGTTTTGCACCTTCTATAGCTGCACATAACTCTATGTACAATCCAGTGGTTATGTTCAGCGCATTAAACCACTCAGCAAAATACTGAGACAACTCTTTCGAACGCGGATGTGTGTCGATATGGTGCACATAAAAGTCCTTAGCGTTCTGAACCTTATCAGCAACTAACATGTCGTTGACTTCTTTTACAGGACTCAAACGAATCTTGTGTCCAGTGTTTACCTTAGGACTGAGATACTCGTTTGCAACACTGCGATACTCTAGCGCAAGTGCAAGAACATAAGGCGAAGTATTACGTGCCACAAACGAGAGATTCCGTTCCAAGTCTATGTCGTCTTGTAACATAGGGTGTATGCAGAATGCAAGCATAGCATCAATAGTTGAATCAGTATCTTCAAGCACAGCAATACCTTCTCTGATATGGTTCATTAAAGGCACCTGAGAACGCACTGCCTTTCGATCACCATAGAAGGTACTGATCATTTGATATTCTGCTGATGTTTTTACTGTTTCCATTAGATGTAGCATCCTACACTCTCCAATTTTCTGATTGCTTCGATACGATTTTTAGCATTTACAGGAACGTTAACCGGTGTTCCTGTAGTCACTGCGGGCCAAGGCTGTGAATCGTCTCGGGTATATTGAGTATGAGTAAACCCGTAGGCTCGATCCACAATGTCCTTTGCTTCCTTGAGACCAAGTTTTGTGACTTCGCGGACCATCTTGATAGCAAGGACCTTATTAGGCTGCCCATAGAATCCGCGAAGCTGAATACCAGTTGCGTAATTGCCCTTGAGCATAGTCATCAGTATCTGACGCTTTACGCTGGGGGCAAGCGTGGTGACAATCGTGTCCCACATTTCTTCGCCTTTGGCTTCGCCGTAGACTTGTGTAATAGCCTCCATGAAAGCAATAGACTCGCGAATCATAAGCTCTCTGTTGCAAAACTCTTCCTCGCGTTCTTCCTCGATCAGATCTTCTTTCAAGTCAGTGTTCATAATTAGTCCATGATGTTGTTTAGTAGTTTTTGAAGGTGTCAAACATTCGCTCAGGGAAGACTTCTTTACTCTCAAGTACATCAATCGAAAAACCTGTGACCTTGCCTGTTTTTAAATCTGCTGCTAAAACAGTTCGTAGTTCGGTTTTCCAAAAGGTTTGCTCACAGACTCATAGGCGTTGGTACTCATTCCTACGGTGTGAAAAAAGTATATTTTCATTCTGTCACCTCAAACAATTCAGTATCAACGTCGACAACTTCGTCTCGCTCTTTGGCTTTCTTTTCAAGAATCCTTGCGTCGCCTGCAGGCGACGCAGCTACTCCTTATAACTTCGTGGTACTGATCTGATTCCCACTTGTACTGTATTGTAGCAGTAACTACGTACATCTGTTCCATTACTGTGACTCCAAGAACTTCCTAACCCAAACTAACCGTTCTTGCTCAGTTAGTGCAGTGAATTCCTCAATGTTATCCCGGATATAGTCTACAAGGTCATAATATTCTTCATCTACAATCTCCTTGGCCTTAGGCGTCAACAGCTTGTCTGTACGTGGGTTGCGTGATACGTACTTCGCTACTAGGTAATACGGCGACTTCACTTTAAACGCTTGCCCACCGTCGGCGTATGCTACGAATCCTTCGTGTTTTACAGTCTTGTTGAGTGCTAACAACTCACCTACGGTAGTATCGAATGCTTCTGCGTACCCGCATGAGCAGCAAGTTAGAGCAAAGTTCTTCCAGGCCTTTGCAATGTCGAGTCCGCGTCCTGGCATTTCGCTGTCCCACGAGTTCCTTCTCCAGCCTAAAAAGTACATGCCGATGTCTTCTGGCACAATATGTGGATCGTCTGGATGAACACACTCGAACATTAACGTTGCTCCCTCGTTCATCCTAACACTAGTCTGCCAAGACCCCCAGTTCTGATGACGCAGCATCATTTCTTTTGCATACTCTACAAACTGGCTGCTAGTGCTGCCGGTAGTGGAAACAAGGATGTCATTGTTGTACCAGGATAAAGAAACCATAAAGCCGTTTACCTTTCGATACGCAGTAACAGGCGTATCGTCGTTGAACACTGGCGAACGTGCTTCAACACCGTAGTTGAAGATCTTAGTAAACGGACGAGAAATTACGTTAAACTCTTCGTCAACGATGGTACCGCGACACTCCTCGAGATAGTCGTTCCAAAGTCCCTTGTAAAAAACTGATTTTTTATATTTAAGAATATAAATTCCTTCACCGCAAGGCTTCATCGAAACCAGCGACGGGTTGTCCTCTACAAACTGCTTTAACTGTTCTTGGAACATAACGTTTCCCTACCTTAGTTAATGAGGGCTGCAAGAGTTCAGAGATTGCCAAGTGGGTCAGACAGAAAGCGGAAGGCAAGCGCAACCTATCATACTTTATGGCGCATTCGAAGAGTTTTTCAATAGAGCCTAGTCGATTTTTAACAATACCTTGTGCGCCGTTAAGGTAAACGAAGTCTGCCATGTACACTTCTGACCCGACTTGATAGCGCCTTGCGTCGACTTCTTGTAGTTGAGCAGTTCGGTAGTATGCCCTTGCGTTTACTTTCTTGTGAGTAAGAGTGACGTTTGTTTCAAGAAACGAACTATCAATAGTTATGTCTCTCCAGTTTTCCTTAGCCATTTCTGCTGCCTTTTAATTAATTTATAAGTTAATTATACTGCCTGACTCGGTTCCTGTCAACCGATTTATGCTACAAGCCACACGTAGGTAGCAAACAAACAGATCATGTGAATTGCTTGGTCAGCACCTATGGTTACAAAGAACCAATGTCGTTGTTCGTTCCTCCAAAAGTGGCCAGCAACTCTGCTGCTCACGTAGTCTGTTGCAAAGTGCAACACTGCATTTACCAGCGCAAAGACTACGCCAAACACTAAAAACGGCAGGATATATAACCCAACGTGTTGAGCCAAGATCCAGTTGTTGTGACTTTTGTTAATTGCAATCTTGTCTGTCTGAAACATAAAGTCTGCTACGAAGTGCATCAGCACCAGTGCTATAAGAACGTGTAGTTCAATCATTACCAGCTAATCTCCAATATAATAGGTTCGTTTGTCTTAATACCAAAGTGATTGCACAACCCCGCACAGTACTCTGAGAGTTCAGAGGGGCCATCTTCTAGAGCAGGGTAGATCTCAACGAAGCTATCGTTTCTAGGATAGTCTAACTGCTGTAAAACCTTCTGCCCCCATTGCTGGTCAGTGTTTTTGAGAATCCGGTCGTATTCTTCTTGTCGGGCAATGTATCGAGCAGTTTTGAAGAAGTTAAGCACCTTGCGATTCTCTGGTTGCGGGGCTTCACATCTAGGGCACCCAGTATAGTGCATATCGAGTGCGTTTCCGCATTTTAAGCATTTGCCCCAGTCTCCGTTTTCCATTCTAGCTTCCTCTGGTTAACAACCATTTCATTACATCGACTTTAGAAACAACGCACATTTCGCTCGCCATTTTCCTGACAGGCCGAGTTGTTTTCAACTTTAGTACTAACTCAATCGACACAGAGCTACGCCGCCAGGTTTGTTTGACTTCATACAGGCGGCTATAGAATACAACATAATCACCTGTCTTAATTTCTCTACCCAGCATGTCTTTAGGCATCTAATCCTGGTCTCGTTCAACGGTTGGTTACAACTTATAAATACAGTATAGCACAAACGAATAGTTTGTCAAGAAAAATCTCCTTCGCGGTACTGGAAATACCCAAGGAGTCTAACAGTTAATAAGGAACTATCAGCATGACTATTTATTACGTCTAACAGTAGCATGCCAGCGGTTATAGTTAGCTGTAACCGCTGGCATGAGAACAACTGTAAACTACGTCCTTAGTGATGTCCTTTAATATCGTTGTCTTTTACACTGACAATTGCATCTTCCATGAGCATAGCAATCTGTCCGGTGGCGTCATATCCCATATCACGACAGCGATACTGCTCGAGTCCACTCGGGCTACCATGAAGGTGTCCGTGAAACATAATCGACCCACGGTGCATCTGATCCCAGTCCGATATGGGATAGTGAAAAAGTACCACCGTAGTGCCGTTGTAATGCAACCGCAGGTACTGGTGTATTTCTTCAAAGCAATTGCAGAAGCTGTTGTCTTTGAGCTGCTTGCGATCGTGATTCCCTTCAATAAGGATCTTACGACCGTTGAGTTTCTTTAGCAACGCTGCTGCCTTGTTTGCTGGCATAAACGCCACGTCGCCTAAGATGTAGACAAGGTCGTTTTTGCCAACAATCTCGTTCCACTCACGGATCATTTCTCTGTTCATGTGCTCGACGTCGTTATAGTGTCCGCGAGTCTTCGGACAGAACTTTTGGATATTCTTGTGACCGAAATGAAGTCAAAGGTCCGATGTAATATACGTATTCATCGGACCTTCCTCCTTAACAGCGCCTGGCTGCTTATCAGTAGTAGACATTAATCTTGTTCCTTTCGTTTGTTTGTTTGTAACTTTATGATTCTTTCAGTTAACAAGTTTATTGTATACTCTTTTTTGAGTACTGTCAAGTATTATCTTTAGTACTGATCGATATCCCAAATTTCGTCAAACCCTTCTTCCTTGCTAGGATACTGCAAGCTGGAGATCATACTCTGCATTACGTGCTTAGGAATAATCTTGCCTGGCCGAGCTGCAATGCGGGCGTCCAAAACATCCTCTGGTGGCGTTTTAAACACTACAGCAACAGCACGGTAACTACCTAATGCACGTAACTTGCGGGCCCTTGCTTTTGCACTAACGTTGGTCTGATCCCAGACAATGTCCTTGTTTTCTTGTTTAGCTGATTCGACGTCCTGCATCATTAATTTAGTTGCATAGGAAATTACGTCAGCAAACACGTCGTTATAAGTTTTGCCCATTTTCTTGGCTAACTTTTCAACATAGTAATCGCTTGAAATGTAAGAAACTGAGTCGTCAAGAGCCTCTGTAACCCAGGTGCTTTTACCTGAGCCAGGAACTCCTACGAGCATGTATAGCGTCGGCTGCATATTCATTTCCTACTGGTGTAAGTCCAATTCACTTAGTAAAGATAGTAATTCTTGCGGAGTACGTCCCCAAACAAACGCCCAGCCACATGTTATCTCTTGGGTTAGCTGCAACTCACCGTAGTAGTTCTCCCATGGATAGCTTGGGTCTATAGTAGAACTATAAGGTCCTTCGAACATTGCAATTTTTTTAATAATCTCTTCGGTTGCACTGAGTACTATAGTCCTACCAAATGCCCTGCCATCGCGCCATTTTGCGTAGTCGTCTAGCAATCCGCTCGGTCCAGGTAATCTCCCAAAGCCAGTTTTATTACTACTGAGCTTCTCTTCCATGTACGCGTCAACCTCTGCTTGTGCGTGGGCTGCTTGGACCATCATTTTCCCAGGGTTACCATCTTGTATATCACTTCTCATTATCAAATATAAAGTAGGTTCCATTATACTAGTCCTAGTAGTTCTTTTTCTTTAGTTGTAAGTTCAGCTTAGGGCTAACTTCCGTTGTTCTTCTTGCAGACCTCCATTTCAAGGGCTTTGTCAACAATCGTTATTGTCCTGGGACGAACGCTGGCGTCGCCTGCGAAGTAGCCTTTGCCTTTAGCATAACGAAATGCTTCGTCGTGGTCGGTGATCCGTGCTATCACTGTGGGAGTACCGCGACCATCCTCTGAGTACACGTCTGATACTTCGTAAAATTCAATAACTTGAACAGGCATTTTTCTACTCTCTCTTTCATTTAATTTACACTAGTATAAACGAAAAATGCCCTACTGTCAACCGACAATAGAGCATTTAGAATAAAAACAGGAGTAAACAAGTAAGTAATAAGTGAAACAAAGTACATCACGCTACCTATGCCGAAACATTTACGGGTAACTCGAAGCAATGAACAACGGACAACTAACAACTAACAACGTATGTCTTATCCCAGGGCAGCAATACACAAATTCGCTTATTGCCGAGAGCACGTACATTAGATTGGCTGTTAAGGAGTTCAGTATGAACTGACGACTTATCCTCTTCTCTCATTTACACCTGGGTGATTTACTCGCCAAAGCAAGCATAACCACCAAAACTCAAAATTTATGCCTCCTGCTCGTTACTGTGGTAACCACACATGCCGGCTATCTATTCTCCGGTGGCCCGAGCTGTCGATTCTTTACAGCAAATCTGCGTTACGCAGAACTGCTTCCTCGTCGGTTGACAACTCAACCTCAGTGCGAATATTTGTCTCAAGCAGTTTGTCCTGCAGAGCTTGCTTTTGCTTCTTTGCTGCCATCAGCTTGATCCTAAAGTTTTCAAGATTTGAGGCGCTAAAGATGCCCGTTTCTACTACGTCGTTAGTACTAGAGTACAATGAGCGAGTCGGTTCAGTCTTTTCTTTCAACTTGCCCAACTTGCCATCTAGTACTTTGTGCTCAAGGCGGGGCTCCGCCCGGTCTATAAAACCGTAGAACGCAATGTCCTTTTCTGCTCTTGCGATATCAGCAAGCATGAAGTCAACGCCTGCCGCATTGTTAGCCACAGACACACTTTTGCGCAGGCTGTACATTGTATCGTACAAGTCTGCTCGTTTGTCTATGTTGTTATTGAAGGCAGCAGCGGCTTGCGCCAACACAATGGAGAAGCTTTGGAACTCGTTGAGTTCTACTTGAGTAGAAAAATTCAGCCAGCGAATCTCATCAGTAATCGCTGACTGTAGTGCGTGTGCTTTTCTTAGTGTAATTTTCATTAGAGCCTCTTTTGTTCTGTGTTTTATTTAATATACAACTAGTATAAGCTCAGTTGCACCTGCTGTCAACCTTTTTATACGTCATTTGCCAAACTATTGTAACAATCTTTAGACCCGAGAGAAGAGTCTCTGCTGCTCTAAAAGGATTACCCAAGTCCAACAGTCATAGAAAGAATCTGTCAAGGCTTAAAGTAGGGAATGCAGGGTAACTGGCCTGCCAGTTACCCATTACGGACGTTGGGTTAAATCATTGCTCTCGCAAAAGGAAAGCATTTGATATAACTTTAAAGCTCTTGTCACTGTCGTTTAAGTTCTTGAACACAACACCTTCAGCAATCTTGTGATTTATACTTGGACGCTCTGCAATAGCAAGGAACTGATCAATGGCAACCATATCCTCAGTAACTTTAAACCAGTCGTCAATAACAGGAACGTGCTCGATGTTATTAGCGTACAGCAACAGAATCTTCAGCAGCTCTTTGCGCTCACTTGGGCTCAAGTATCTGCTAGCACTAATATTGTACACATCGAACACAAAGAATCTGTGAATGCTGAACTTCTCTCTGTTTTTCTGAATACCGGGCCCCATGATCTCACCCTGTAGGGCGAAATCAAACCCAACGATGTCAGCAACGTCGGCTAGTGTCTTTGTGTAATCAATGCTGCGAGCAAACTGGATAAGAGTGTTTCCGTCGTTAGCAGCGTTGTCTTTGAGCCAAAGGTTACGGCTGCACACACCTTGCTCGCCTTCGTGAGTGAACAGTGTCATAGAGCTGCCGTCTAGCTTGAGTGTAACCTCCCAAGAACCAAGAAACCAATCTTTCTCGGTGATCAAGTTTTGAACACGCTCTTGATCAGTTTTGCTAATACAGCTAGGGAACAGCCCCACCACTTCGCCTGCGAGGCAAGCAGGAATGGGCGGATCGTATTTCACAATACCAAGCTGCTCAGTAACGTCTAGCCCTTCGACTAACGGTTCTCTAATGTGCTCGCAAGTTGGTTTAATCGGAAGTAGTAGGCCTTGACTAGTGGTGCCACGCAATTTTACAGTGCGTAGACGGTTACCAACAATGCCTTCGTACTCTTTTGCTCCGCCGCCTTTGCTGAGGAAAGGAGCCATTGCTTCGGGAATCCAAGAATCAATCGAACAATATACAGCAAGATCACCTAGCTCGTACCTGGCCACTTGATCAACTACCCACCATCCACTAGTTCGGTAAGCACATATTCTGTCAGCGCCAGGAATGCTTTTAATTTCTTCAATTTTAGCTATCCATGCCATTACTCGATTGCCATTTATGTACATTTTTAACCTCTGATTCATTGATTGATATATTAATATATAATACTCTCGGCACCTTGTCAACCGTTTTGTTAACAATGCATGGACTCTTGTAGCAACTGCACAGCCTGAGAAAGCATTTAACGGTTTTACCAGCAGTAGTCATAGGAGTTATACTCCCAAGGCCAAGTTAACTAGAGAATCTCCATTGTAATCTAGAAGTCCATGCTAAGTAACATTTTACAGTCTATGATAACAAGTGTCAACTGTTTTTTTCTTTTTTGTCAGAAAAATCGTTAGGGTCAAGAGATGGGTTATTAGGTGGTACCCGAGACGGTCCTGTTCGAACTACCTTTTCTATCTTTAAGTAGGATATGCGACAATTGTCAACTGTTCGCCAAGTATAGTCTCCGTTGCTCCGTTCGAGGCCAAACACTGTAGTCCGTATTCCTATTTTTACAACAATAGCAGCATCGCCGTCTACGAATACTAAATCTCCTTCTCGTATTAAAGGATTCATGCGAAACGCAAGTCCTCTAAAAAAGTTGGATACAACATCTTTAATAACCAAAGAGACTATTAATCCTAGCAGCATGCTAAGGTAAGGAACTAAATTAACAAATATCTCTGGCATACAAGTACTTATCAAAAAGTACTACAAACTAAATTGGAGGCGCGGACGGGATTCGAACCCGCGTTAGCTGTTATCGAACTCGTTAACTTGGACTATTAGTTGCTCTAGTGTTATCGAACAATTAGTGTACTTGCGTTGGTTTATTGTGTGCGGTGTTAACGCACAGTTGACTGGGTGCGAGATGTAATATGGATCGACGTTTTCTAAAAAGCCTTGCTTAACTGAAAACTTATGGTCTCTGCTTATCCCATTTGGGTTGTCTTTTTTATTCTTTGCGCTATACCAGCCGTGCTGTTCGATTAATTCTAGTGTCAACAAGTTCGGATAGTTCTTAACATCAAAATTAAACTTACATCTTATTTTATAGTCTTCAAATGCAGTTCTATTTTTCTTGTTGTTTGCAAGCCAACATGCCTTGCAACAGAACTTTGTTTTTGTTTGAGTTGTAAATATAGTTTCGCATTGCCTGCAACTCTTTTCTTCTCTATCTTTGCCTATAAAAGCTAACCAGCATTTTCTACTACAGAATTTACCCTTTGATGTAACAAACGTGTTCTTGCACCTTGGACAAGACTTCTCTTCTTTCACAATAGGCGAGAGATTCTTCCCGCGTCTTTTGTGATTCTTGTCGCCGGAGATTTTTTCTACATGCTCTTTAGAAAGTGTTCTTCCTGATAGCGTAGCACTTACCCTAGATTTTATATCTTCAGTGCGCACTCTGCTGTTAGCACACTTTCTAGAACAGAATCTTTTCGGCTGCCATTTGCTGTAGTTGTCGAACGTTATTTGACACTTGGGGCATTCTATAATCATATAATCGAACCTGCTTAATATATGATTATTTATCTAAAAGTGGAGGCGCGGACGGGATTCGAACCCGCGTTCACGGATTGCTGCAATCCGGTGCCTAACCAAGCTCGGCCACCGCGCCTATAACGTCACGGATGTTGTGTTAAAAACGGATGTTGTGTTAAAACCAACACCCCTGCTAGTAATAATGCAGATGTTGTGACTATGCAAAAAACAACTACTGCGCAATACGCAGCTTTTCGAAGTACTCCGTCTGATGCGGACGGAGTACTTGCCATCGTCAAGAACGGAGCAATTACTGTAGAGAACACAAACAGTAAAGCAAATATAACACATACAGCAATTAGCTTCATGCTCTTCCTTATTTATTTATAAAAAATGCAACAACTGGTGCTAATCTCCAGTCAGGGTTTCCACCTGTTGTACGGGTTTGAGCACACGACAGTCTCGGCTTCAGACTTCCCTATTCCTTGCGGCGATGTGTATGCTTCACAGCGTTATGAGGGCCTCTTGCTCCACGTTACACACTTCTTTGTCCACCGTATTCTCAAACGTGTCTTGACCATATAGGAATTCGCTACTATGTAGGCGCCGGACACGATTGAGGCACACTAGCTAATGTGCTAACTGTTGCATAACACAGACCGGCTTGCAATCGCCGCGTAACAGATTCTCACTGCGTACTACCGTGTACTAGGCTGATGTTCCTAATCAGTCCCTGGATACCCATTATCAGGACAGTTGTATTTCGGGTACCACGGCAATGCTTTGCCTACCTGAATCTCGGCTGACCATTGGCAACTAAGTTGTCTGCTTGTCTGGCGTCTGTATTGTACATAGCACTGTTGCCAATGCTATGTACAATATACACATTCCTTTAATATTGATGCCTCTATGCACTTTAGATAATTGGAACCCCTAGGAGGAATCGAACCTCGCAACCATCCACCTAACTTTAAGGCACAGCTTAGGAGGCCGCGGTCAGGGACTAGGGGTACTTGCTAAAAAACCCGGCCAGGCCAGGCCAGGCCACTTGTCTATTCCTCCTTTAGTGTGCCAGATCTTGTATCCTAAGTTCTTAATTGCCTGGACTAAACTTACACCAGAATTTATGTATCCTAAAAACTCTTCTCAGTGTACTGCCATCCTTGGCACCTGTCAACCTCTTTTGAAGATGTAACTGCGCCTTTTAGTATCGCCCACGTCAGTTGCTGATCTGACATAATCACATTGGTTATGTCGACATTACGCAAGTCAATGTTACGCAAGTCAGTGTTGCTCAAGTCCGCATTGCTCAAGTCAGCATCGCGCAAGTCAGTACCACTCAAATCAGCACCACTCAACTCAGCGCGACGCAAGTCAGCATCGCGCAAGTCAGCATCGCGCAAGTCAGCAAATCTCAAGTCAGCAAATCTCAAGTGAGCATCACTTAAGTCAGCACTACGCAAGTCAACATTTCTCAAGTCAGCACCCCACAAGTCAGCACCACTCAAGTCCGCATTGCTCAAGTCCGCATTGCTCAAGTTAGCAACTCTCAAGTCAGCACTCCACAAGTCAGCACCACTCAAGTCAACATTACTCAAGTTAGCATAAATCAAGTTAACATTACGCAAGTCAACATTTCTCAAGTCAGTGTTGCTCAAGTCAGCACGGCGGAAGTCAGCACCACGCAAGTTAGCACCACGCAAGTCTGCATTGCTCAAATCAGCACCACGTAAGTCGGCACTACGCAAGTCAGCACTACGCAAGTCAGCACCACGTAAGTCAGCACCACGCAAGTCAGCACCACGCAAGTTAGCACCACTCAAGTCAGCACCACGTAAGTTAGCACCACTCAAATCAGCACGTTTGCCATCTGCTACTCCATTAAGCCATTGCTGGTGTAAGCGGACTACTTGGTCTAGTTCTTCTTGGTTCATCTCATGCTCTCTTTTGAAGATGTAACTGCGCCTTTTAGTATCGCCCACGTCAGTTGCTGATCTGACATAATCACATTGGTTATGTCGACATTACGCAAGTCAATGTTACGCAAGTCAGCACCACTCAAGTCCGCATTGCTCAAGTCAACATTTCTCAAGTCAGCACCCCACAAGTCAACATCTCGCAAGTCAGTACCACTCAAGTCCGCATTGCTCAAGTTAGCACCACTCAAGTCCGCATTGCTCAAGTCAGTACCACTCAAATCGGCGCGGCGCAAGGCAGTACCACTCAAATCAGCACCACTCAAATCGGCGCGGCGCAAGTCAGCATCGCGCAAGTCAGTGTTGCTCAAGTCCGCATTGCTCAAGTTAGCAAATCTCAAGTGAGCAAATCTCAAGTTAGCATCACGCAAGTCAGTGTTGCTCAAGTCCGCATTGCTCAAGACAGCACCCCACAAGTCAGCACCACTCAAGTCCGCATTGCTCAAGACAGCACCAAGTAAGTTAGCACTCCACAAGTCAGCACTACGCAAGTCAGCGTTGCTTAAGTCAGAACCACGCAAATCAACATCACGCAAGTCCGCATACTTCAAGTCAGCACCACGTAAGTCAGCACCACGTAAGTCGGCACTACGCAAGTTAGCACCACGTAAGTTAGCACCACGTAAGTCAGCACCACTCAAGTCAGCACGTTTGCCATCTGCTACTCCATTAAGCCATTGCTGGTGTAAACGGACTACTTGGTCTAGTTCTTCTTTGTTCATC